AAATAATTTAACATCATCTGATATTTTCAAACATAAAAACTATATAAATACATGTATAACTAAAATACAAGAGTCATTGGAAACTATAGAAATTGATGATAATAGACCAGTTGAAGAACAAATATTTATTAAAGAAGCAAAAGATTTAGCCAAAAATGTATTGCCAAAAAATTTACCATTTTTTGAGAACCTTAAAGAAAAGCTATAATTGACAAAAACTAGATAGGCGAGAGTTGTTATCGTAGGGGGGTGAATGAAATACCGAAGTATTACACTCGATTTTGAGGAAGTAACGACAACATGAGCGCCTATATAGCTTTGTGATAAAGAAGTATAAAACAATCAATCATTTTTTATTAGAAATTCAAAAAAATAAAGCAATTATATTATTGTTTATTATAGGTTTTAATGTGTATATTTTTTTCTTTGTGTAACTTGTTCTTGAATTTGTGGTATATGACTTTTAGTTCTACTTCTTTTTTTTGGTATGGTTATTCTTGGTCCTATATAATTATCATCTTGTAGTAAATTAGTGTCTCTATCAATAGAATAAATTAATCTATGTTGGCTTATTTGTGTTTTCGTGCTGACTTTATTGGTCTTTCCTCCAATTATATAAGACTTTTTAGTTACTTCATTTTCTACAATTTCATACAATTCCTTAAATGTTATTCGTTCAAAAACATTGGCTTTTTTGCATTTTTTATAGATATAATCTACAAAAATTTTATCAGAATCTGATGTATAATAGATGTTTTTACTTAATTCTAATATAGTATATGATAATGAAAAAACATCTGCTTTTAAAGCAATATCTCTATTGAAAATTTCAGAACATTTTGTGACACCCATATGCTTTATGGTATCAATAAAAGTACGAATTCCATATTCATAATCATATAATAAGGAAATATTATTGAGTAAATATTTTTGTTCAAAATAATATTGTTCTTTCATCTTATCATAAATAGTGTCCACAAATTTATCAAATGCTTGTTTATTACCTTCAAATTGATGTCTATGCGATAGCATTATATAAGCTATATAAAATTCAGGTGGATAAAAACGATAACTTTTGAATGATAATATTCTCAGTGCTGATGATGTGGGTATATATATATCATCAATATTACACGCTAAGCCAAAATCAATTAGACTAATTTGCCTACTATTGAGTAAAACATTACGCGTAGACATGTCACGATGACAGATATTATTATCTTGCAAAACAATCATACCCTTCAAAAACTTAGCAAGTTTTTTAAGAAAATCATAATAGTGCAAAGTATATTCTCGCGATTCAACATTTATCCCGCCGTCTGATAATATTATTTGTTGTAAAACCGTTTGTCTAGCAGTATGTGTTATTGATTTTTCTAAACAATATGTAATAGTTGGATGGAATTTCAAGCATTTTTTTGACATTTCAAGTGCACCTTTGAGTTTTACAGTGAAGTTGGCATTTGGGTCTATTTTATCAATTTTTTTTAGTATTGCTAATTCTTCTTTAAAATCTTTTTCACCTTTAATAAATACTTTACCAACATCTGTATTGTCTCTATTCAAATAAGGAACATACTCTTTTAATACTAAAGAAGACTCTGATATAGGAGGTGACATCACACAACCATAACTTCCAGCCCCTACATATCGTAGCTCTACACAATTAATAGTATCTGGAGCTAATACCCTACCAATTGGACATTTTGATTGTAAATTGTTAGAAACCGTATCATTAATAGTTAATGTAAATATATTTCGTCTTTTTCTACATCCTTTGCCTTTTTCCCATTTACAAGGAAAAGTACATTTTTCCTTATTCAATTGAGAACATCCTACCATATCTAATTATATGATATTAAAAAAAACTATTTTCGTTTATGAATTCTAAAATCTCGTCAATATTTTTTCTTGTAAAAGGATTTAAATCGTAAGTCATATTATGCAATTCATTAAAAATTTGTCTTTGTACCGCATTTTCAAAAATAATGTGTTTTTTGAGAGATTTCAAAATAAATGAACTTGAATATACATCTGATTTAAATATCATATCTTTGGTAAATAATTCATCAAACGTATTGATATTTTGTAATTTAATATGATCTAACATTTGTTGCAAAGCTTGTCGATAACTATATATATTATATGGTTCGCTTTGATTATATTTATAATAATGTTCATAATAAAAAATTTCAAGTTCTTTAGTATAATTTGTCATTGCTTTGAAACTTAAATCTATACTTTCTTCAAATGATTTTCCCTTTTTCATATTTTCATAAAGAAGATAAGCTATATAAAATTCGGGTGGATTATACATATACATATAACCAAGTATATATATATCATCCTTGTTATCTGCGTAGACATTGTTCACATCACAAGATAATCCATAATCTATTATATTTAATTTGTTACATGTATCATCATAAAGTACATTGACTGGTTTAATATCCCTATGAATTATATTTGCATTATGTAGTTTTTGAATGCCTAAATAAAAATTAGATATCATATGCATAAATACAGAGAATGATATATTTAATATTTGTAATTTCGATGTAATACTTGTACCACCATATTGATATACAATTTGATAGAGCTCATCTGTTTTATCTAACGATTTTAAAATATCTGGTTCATCTTTCAATTCTTTGATACTTATTTTAGATGCATTGATTATAGGTACAGTAAAATTTTCATAGTCAATAATTGATATTATTCTTTTCATTATCTGTAATTCTTTTTCAAAATCCTCTCTGTTATCCTTATTGAAAAGTTTACCAATCAATTTCTGAGGAATACATACATTTTTGTTTTCATAAAATGTCTCTGTTACATTATTTACATTTGGTGTAATTACCACACCATAACTGCCTTTTGCTATTATTTCATGATGCATATTCAATTCACAATGAAATTGTTCAATATCTGATATACTACTACTTATAGATGATGAATAATGAATTTTTGTTTATTATAATATAATAATAATAAACTTTATATAGGCTGTAATTTTGTACTATCCCTATGTAGCATATAATTTACATTAATATTTGCTATAGGCAAATCCGTACTGAATTCGCACTTTGGACTATTTAAAGGCATTTTATTATCTATCAATTTATTTTCAAATACAAAATTATCATCAACCCCTGTATTTGGTTTATACATCAATTCATTTACAAATCCTTTATTACTAATGTAATTTCCATCTTTATATAAATTTGCATTTGAATTCAGTTCATCCGGTAAACATCTTATGGTATTTTTTACTATTGGAGTGTTAGATGTACTTTTTTCATCTGTACACTCAGTCTCTTTAAAATAACAGCTCATATCATACATATCATATATAATGAATGAAAACACTACAATTAGAAAAACAGCTACTACATAAATGGTTTTCATTTCTATACAATAATAATATTTTAATCATCTGGGATAAAATCATATTTAACTTTTTTTTCTGTTATTACAGGTTCACCATTGTTAAAATATGTAATATTATATTTGTGAGTGTTATAATAATTTATTCTGGCATATCCCTTCTTTGTAAATATTGAAAATTGGTCCCATATATCAATACAAAGTGGAACATATTTAGGTTGTTTCTCGCGCAAAATTCTACCTATAGACTGCTGTATATCTGAAATAGGGCTTGCAAATATAACAGTATTCAATGCAGGAATATTCATTCCTTCAGCAGCCATTTGATATGTCGCTAGAATAATTTGTTTTTCTGCAGATTTGTCCAATGCATCTTGTGACATTCCTCCTACATAATAACCAACAGTCCAGTCACTTATCTTACTATTGATGTCATTTAATTGCTGTCTACGTTCACTCAAAATTAATATTTTCCTGTCTTTATCTTTTTCCAGAATCTGTTTTAAAATATTCAAAATGTACTCTGTTCTAGGTTCATACTTACATATATTATTTATCATTGCTGCAGCATTCGGCTTTCCATTCCATAATAATTTATTTTCTGAATAATTAATATCTGTTTCAAAATATTTGTGCATTTCTACGTTAACAGTAATTTGCTCCTTTTTAACAAATTTATAAACAGATTTTCCAATATAATATTCAAATACTTTGCGCATACCATCCTTTCTATTTAATGTTGCGCTAAGACCTAACATAATGTTTGTGTTTAGTTTATGAAATGCTCTACAGAATACTTCGGCTCCCATATGATGTACTTCGTCAATGATTACAAGACCAAATTCTTTGAATATATTAATATCATAATCGCGCATCGCCAATGATTGTAACGATGCAATTACAAAGTCCTTATCTTCCACATCAACCTTTGATTGTTTAATTATACCAATTTTAGCATTAGGAACAAATTGTTTGACTGTTTCTATAAATTGTTGATTCAAGAAATCCTTATGAGATACAAACATTGTTTTCTTTTTTAAATGACAAGCTATATATACACTCATTATGGTCTTGCCAAATCCACAAGGTACACTAATGATTCCTCCACGTCTACAAGGGTCTGTAGCCGCTTTAATAAAATTATTCACAGGTTCTAACTGTTGTTCACGCAAAGTTCCGACAAATTCCATATTTTCACGATGTTCTCCTTGTGACAAAGTACATTTATATGGTTGGCCAAATTTTTGTAAGCCATAGAATCTTGGAATATATATTCTTTTATCACTTTCAGTGTAAATCGCAAAAGAACTTGTAGAACCTGATAATGCAAAATTTACATTAGGAGTCATAGTTAATTCATCCTTCAGTTTTGTTATTAATTCAATATTATTGTTTTTTGGAATACCATAGCCATTTATAGACAATATTGAATGTTCCATTTTGATAAATACATATCATATAATATATCATTTTTTTATATATAATAGATAAGAAGTGATAATGTTAAAGGAAGGACTTAGAATTACAGCTGTATTTTTATTGATTCTTATCATTATTATGGATGATTTTCCATTTTATTATAAATTAAAAGATCCAACAATCCAATTATTTCTTGGACTAATTGTGCTTGCTTTGATATTTTATGATACAACATTTGGATTTATAATGGGTCTAGTAATGATGTTAATATATTACGAGATATATAAAAAAATAATATCAGATCATGAAAGAGAACTGGAATTAAAAGAAAAAGAATCTACTACTCCTCCAAAAAATATTTATAAAAGCAATAGAGTTTGCACGACAAAAATGGATTATATATCAGATGCACATCTATTAGCTGCACAAAACAATGTATATGATGTACAAAATTTCAATACAGAGATTGTTGGATTACAAAATGCAATAGGTGCACAGGGACTAGATAAGGGGTATGATAATAGTAATACATATGCTATTTTCTAGATTATCATAATATATCGAAATATGTCAGTGAATAAAATATTCCAAATATAATCACAAAATTGAATATAAATTCTCTTCCTGATATATAAGATGTTGCAACATCAGGCATTTTTGATATTATAAGATGCATTACATTATAATTAAGTAGGAAAAATACAATTAAAGTAATAATAAATGTCTTTTGTAATATATTACTATCTAGCAATTTTTTATGTTGTTTAATTTGATGATTAGGTTGGTAACTGTTTTGGATCATATGTTGTTGATATACTGGATATTGTTGTTGGTATTGTTGCTGTTGAATATTTTGTACATACTGTTGATTTTGCATCATATGTGGTTGCTCTATTTTTTTGGAATTTGCCATTTCATTTTCAAATTCTTGTAAAACATTTTGAATAACTGGGTCATCAATATCTTGTACATTATTATTGGAGTCTGTACGTAAAGGTAAAGTATCAATACGCGTTGCCATTTGTGTAGGTCCAGAATTTTGTGGAGGTGCACTTGCCATATATATATTATATGATAACAAAAATAATATAATTAAAAAGCGCATAGATTAGTTATCCATAATATTGGATTCAATTTTATTTACAGGTTTTTCATTTATATCATATGGTGTTAATGGTGTTTTAGTTTTACTACAATCTACCATATATGCTATATATTGATAGCAAGTATCCTCTAATTTAAATATATTGCCTTCAATTTCGTCTATATAAGGTGCATGATAGACAGTACAATTGTCTTTACAAACACGTTTGAATAGTAAAGCAATCGCTAAACCAAATATTGCACTTATAATAAGTTGTCCAGGTGCAGAATAAAACATTTTGTTTATCAATAATCGGAGATAAGTGGCCATTCTAAAAATGGCTAATATTATATTATTGGTTGTGGTATTGCTTCTGCGTTACATTTGACTTCTTTTACTTTATATTTATAACAATCATCATTGAGACCTTTATAAACATTCTTATTTGTATTATATGGTGTTGGATACTTAATGACAATTCGTTCTTTAGGACTATCTAAATATATGTATATTAAACCTATTATGAAGGCTACTATAAATGATAATATATTGAGTTTAAAAATTTTTGTATCAGACATCTTTTTATTTATGTGGACATATTTTTTACTGTTTTGATGTAAGATAATATATATGGACAAGGTATAGTTTTATTTGTATAGAATACATTATTTTCTTGTGTGCTCAATTTATAAAATGAAATCTTTTCTTTTTTGGGTGGCTTGTACTTAGTTATATCACTATCTGAATATTCAAACCAACTATCAGTTTCTAGTGAAAAATATTCATAATGACCACTACCAAGTGTTTCACCAATATGTACTACAATACCATTTAATTTATAGAAATTATTATCATATTCCCATTCGTTAGGAATCTCAAGTTTCATAAAATTTTTCTTCAAATTGGCATCAAAAATATTCAAAGTTATCTTCATTATATCAGGAAATGTCGTTATTTTATCAATTCTTTTGAATGGAAATTTATCTTCTTTTTGAGGTTTATTAGTTGATGCATCTACAACATTATCACAACTTAAGTATTCGGATTTTTTGGTAACCTCTTCTACAATTCCATTATAAGCCTTTGTTAATTCAGACCCTATATTATAAATCTTTTTTTTATCATCAAATCTCAAAATAATACTTGTATCTATAATGTTTGCCACTGGTTTTTTTTCTTCGCATTTTAGTTCTTTTTTACCTTTGACCATAGTCTTATGAAATTCTTTGGTTGTTTCCAAATTTACTTCAAATAATTCTGTTAATTGTTTTATATTTAATTTTTCTAAAACTTTAATTAGAAATTCTGATGCATCACTTTGTTTTGATGTATCAAACTTATCATTCTCATTTAGTGTATTATTTAAATCTGTTACTAGATCTTGAATAATTGATTTGTCTACATTATCTGCTGTATATGCTTCATATAAGTTTATATAAGAATCTATAATTTGATTACCTGAATTTTTATATTTTAGAATAATGTTATTAAATATAGGTAGATGTATTAGATATTGTAATGCTGAATTAATATAACAAGAGTTTCCTAAGTTATTTAATCCGCATTGTAGCTTTCTTTTAGTCTTAGGTTCTGCCTTAGTCTTAGGTTCTGTCTTAGACTTAGGCTCTGCTTTGGTCTTAGGTTCTGCCTTAGTCTTAGGTTCTGCTTTGGTCTTAGGTTCTGCCTTAGTCTTAGGTTCTGCCTTAGTCTTAGGTTCTGCCTTAGTCTTAGGTTCTGCCTTAGGTATTGTTTCTGGTTGTTTTTTAGGTTTGATATCATTTAGATTCTTATTTGTAGTTATTCGCTTATCAGGTAGTACATATAATTCAGGTATATTATCATAATTTTCAAATTTCATATCAATTAATTTATATAATGTCTCTCTAGATTTATCAGTTAACCATTTTTGATAAATTTCATTTCGTTCAGCTACATAAGTTTCATACAAATGATTTTGTAATTGTCTTTTATTCTCATATTTTTCTTGGTATTCTTGTTCTCTACTTAGTTCATCATTATAATATGTTTTTAATTTATTATCATACTGATTTATCAATGTCTTAATTTTCTCTATTGGAACCTTATGTTGATTATCTATATGACTAAATATTACAGTTGATATATCAGATAAATCACCCATCTATATAAATACAAATAATTTTATTGTATAGTTCTGACCTGAGATTCATCAAACATACCTTGATAAAGAGTTGTAATTCCATCATTACCTGCTAATTGATCTTCATAAAAATTTCGTGGTACATATTTTATTATTGTCTTTGGTTTAGGACATACAACTATATTATTATAATAACCTTGTATTATTAAAATTGTGCCTAAAAATAGCAAGAAAATTGCAATACTTTTCATTACCTTATAATAAAAATTAGAAAAATAATTCAACTTAATTTACAATTTCATTGTTTTCCTCCTCTTGCTTTCTTTCTGTCCAAGGGTCTACGCGCGACATCGAATCTGCAAGTTCAGAAACTTCAACATTTTCATTAGCCGACTTTTTAGATAGATTGATTTGTTCTTGTTTTCTCTTTTCAAACATAATGTCCTTATTTTCCATGTTTTCTTTATATTTTTTCATAAGTGTATTTAATTGTGTCTCTGAATATTCCTGATTTTGAAGGTCATTGGGATTTGGTGACCAAGGACACCAGCATCCAACCTGTCCAATGAAAATATTGAATTTATCATCAATCTTCTTCAAGAACTCCGCTCTATTTTTTGCTTCTTCAAGAGAATCAAATACACCTCGAACTTTCAAACCTCTGATTGAAGTTTGGAAATTATTATCTCTATGATAATCTGATTCAATGTCGGAAGAATTTGCTGACTTGAAGTACTTATATTGTTCATTCATTTCATTTACATCCGAAATATATAAATGATTGTTTTTGACTGTTTCAATTAAATCTTTAGATTCAGGATATTTATTTAAGATACCATTAAATAGTGTATCCATATCCTTACTAAATTGAGTCAGAAAACGCGAGAAATAATATGCTTCCTTATTTACCAATACATCTTCTGGACTAACAAATGACAAGAGAACATAATTTTGTCCTCTAATAGCTTTATCTTCATCCAAATAATCAACTTCCTTTGTAGTAACTAGTTCAGATTTTTCTGTCATTTGTTATCTATCTTTTATAAATAATATTTTTTAATCTTATATACTTTTCACATAACAAAAAAATATTCTTATTAAATAGTAAATAGATAATGGGATATAGTATTGATTTATGGGAAGCAGTTATTAGATTAATTAAATATCTTCTTGAAGGTTTGGCGGTTGCTATAGTGGCCTATATTTTACCAAAGTCACGATTACCGTTTAATGAAATATTATTTATTGCACTCACTGCAGCCGCAGTATTTTCTATACTTGATCTTCTAGCCCCTGCTACTTCTACAGGTGTTAGACAAGGCGTTGGTCTAGGTGCAGGATTTAAACTTATTGGATTTCCATATGGTTTATAAATAGGAACATTTTATTTTTGAGTATTATATACTAATAGACTATAATGATGGAGATGGAATGAATTCATAATTCAATTCTTCGCATATTTTTCTCCATATTTGGTCTTGTACATATAATTTCTCTCTGCTCTTTAACAATGGAAAATATTTCAAATATTCAGTAAGTCCAAGAATTTGAAAAAATTTATAAAGTACATAGCTGTATGATAAGAAATTTTTTCTATCCCTAGGACAATGTTTCAAAAATGGGCCTTGAATATCTCTGAACATGTTGCACAATTTATCCTCCAAATCCGGTGGAAATTGCGGTGTTGGGATGCCATTAATTCGATTTATTATATAATTAATATGCTCGTAATATTTATTTATCCTTAATCTTTTGAGAATTTCTCTCATTTTCGCATATGTTATAGTTCGAGTATCTGTTATTTTCTCTTTCTTTATTTCATTTAATATTTTCTCAAATATCTCATCTGGAATATCAGTACTTTCTTTGCCCTGAACTTGATTACACCATTCTCGAAAGTGATTTATTCTTTTATAACTGAAATGTGATGTATCTTTGATATTATGTTTTAAAATAGGCCTGTTTTGCTCAACAAGGAGTAATTCTTGGTAACCACATTTTTCGCAAATAATTATGGCATCATGTTGTAAACATGTCATTATATTTTTGCATTGTCTACATAGTTCCAAATCATCGCTTTCAAATTTTTTGACATGTGTTTTGCTAGTTTCAAATAAATATTCATCAACAAGTGTACTTTTATCAATCAAAGGGTTTGATTCAATTTCTGTTTTTGTTGAAATAGCAGGGGATATCAATTTATAGTTTAAAGCATCCAATATAGATTTTTGACCACTATTTGATTCATAACTTATGGGTTTTTTTTTATGTATGTACATATTTGATTTGATTCGTGATTGTTTTTCCAGCATATCATAATAATTAAATAAAATTCCACTAGTCTTTTTATAGTATTCTATCTCATCAAATGTTTCTATTTCCTTAATTTTACCTCTAACATTTATTATTTCTTCAGACAAAAATATATTAGATGTCCACAATTCATTATAAATAATCTCCTCTCTATCATTAAGTGCAACTAATTCAATTTGTAATTTTATAAAATGTTGTGTTTTTTCTAAATTATGT